AGCGGCGGGTGTGCCGTTTAGTAGGTTAATTACCACTACTTAACGAGGAGTCGGAACGTGGAACCCGGAATTGTGATCTTCTTTCTTGCCCTACTCGGCGCGGCGTACCTCAAGGGTCGCTCCGACGGAGTAAAGTCGGTCAAGCGTCAGTACCGTGAGCTCATGAGAGGCAACAGTGACGATAGGTGAACCTAGCACGGACTCGGTACCGGAGAACTTGGCGAGTGATCTACTACTGGCGGGCGACGTACCTGACGCTGGACTTGTTGAACCTTCAACTGCACTCGCACAGGTGCACGAGAAGCACGTCGGGCTCGACGGCATCAACGTTCACCTGGTGGACTCGATGGAGGAAGTTGGGAACTTTCTTCGGTGGCTCTCGCAGGACTCGGTAAAGTACGACATCGCGTTCGACACCGAGGCCACCGGGCTCAACACGCGTAAGGACCGCGTACGACTGGCCCAGTTCGGCGACGAGCGTGACGGCTGGGCGATCCCGTTCGAACGCTGGGGCGGCGTGGTCGAGGACGTCGTCAAGCGGTACAGGGGTAGGTATAAGACGCACAACGGTCCCGCGTATGACTGTGCGATCATGCGGCACGAGGGTATCGAGATTCCACCTCACCTGGTGGACGACACACGGATCATGCTTCACGTGCTGGAGTCCACCGGTTCGACGGCGCTTAAGACCGCGTGCACCAAGTTGATCGATCCGCGCGCGGCGACGATGCAGCACAAGCTCGACGAGGCGATCGGTAAGAAGGGTGGCTGGACGTGGGCCACCGTGCCGATCACGTTCGAACCGTACTGGGTGTACGCGTGCGTGGACACCGTGCTGACGAAGCAGCTCGCGAACATTCTCGAGCCGAAGGTGCGGGCCGAGGCGCCCGCGTCGTATGATCTCGAATTGGCGACCGTGTGGGTGACCAAGCGCATGGAGGAGAAGGGCGTACTGGTCGATCGCCTCTACACCGAGCAGCTCGCCGAGCAGCTTCAGACGTACATCAAGTCGGTCGAGGACTGGTGCGCCGAGCACTACGGCATCTGGCCCGGGGCCAACCAGAAGATCATCGACATTCTCACGCGTCACGGCGTCGAGTTCACCAAGTTGACGGACGGTGGCAGCATCTCGCTGGACGCCGAGGTGCTCGAGAGCATCGACCACCCGCTGGCGCAGGCCGTGCTGGGCCGGCGTAAGTCTCAGAAGTCGGTCTCGACGTACCTGCTCAACTACCTGAAGATGTCCGAGGACGACGGCCGGATCCACCCGTCCATCAACACGATCGGCGGCGTCGATAAGAACCCCTACGAGCCGGGCGGCGGTAGGGGAGTCCGCACGGGACGCATGTCCATGAGCGACCCCAACCTCCAGAACGTGCCCACCCGCACGTCCGCCGGTAAGCGCATTCGAAACTGCTTCTGGGTACCCAAGGGCCACACGTGGGTCAAGTGTGACGCCGACCAGATCGAGATGCGCATGCTCGCGCACCTCTCGAGTGACCCAGGTCTCATCGAGGCGTTCAAGTCCGAGGGCGACTTCTTCGTCAACATGGGCGTCCGGCTGTTCAACGATCCGAACTTCATCAAGTCCGACCCGCGTCGTCAGTTCATTAAGAACGGCGGTTATGCGTGGATCTACGCGGCCGGTCCGGACAAGTTCGCCAAGACCGTCGGCGTGTCGGTTGATGAGGCCAAGGAGTTTATGAAGAACATGAACTCGACATACTCCGAGGTCAACGTCTGGAAGAGTGAGCTCGAGCGGACGGCACGGTTGAACTACGACGAGAGCGGTGAGGCGTTCACGCGCTCGCCGTTCACCGGTCGCAAGCTCGTGGCGGACTCGATTCGTAAGCTGTACACACTGGTGAACTACACGATTCAGTGCTCGGCGGCCGAAATGCTGAAGATGAAGATCGTACAACTCGACCAGGCCGGCCTAGGTGAGTTTATGCTTATGCCCGTTCACGACGAGATCGACTTCGAGGTACCGGACGACCGACTGGACGAATTTAAGATCACCCTGCACGACGTCATGAATGACTCCGATCTTCTTCGTGTACCGATGACGTGGTCGGCTGAGTTCGGCCCACGGTGGGGTGAGTGCGCGTGACGCTACCGCAGTTGCCGAAGAGTGAACGTAGTGTCATGGTCATCGGAGTTGACCCAGGCGAAAGCACGGGTGCGTTCATCATCGATCTCTACCCATCACGCATCGATCCACCGTACGTCATTGAGGCGTCGTGGCGTGCGCAGGGACCACCGGGTGAAGTGTTGGCGTCGCTGACGACCGAGCTCGAGGCCGCACGTCTTAACGGCGTGCACGCCGTACTTGCGGTGGAACGCTTCACCGTAATGCCGGCGACAAGTCGCATGACTCAGCAGTCGACGCCGCAACAGGTGATCGGTCAGCTCCAGATGTTGGCCGACGAGTACGGCGCGACGTTTCTGCTGCAGGCTCCCGGCGACGCTAAGAAGTTTTGTCCAAATATGAAGCTTCATCAGTTTGGATTTCGGTCGACGGGTAAAATGGTGAGTCGCCCGGACGCGAATGACGTAAACGACGCCGCGCGTCACGCCGTTCTCGCGCTCGCTCGAACGCGCGCGACGGCGTATGAGGCACTTCTTCGTAGGTCCATTCCAGCACAACGGTAGTGGAGTCGGACGGTAGTATCTAGCTCATAATCAGGAACCAGGGAAGCTGATCGTGGAGGACGACGTGGACTTCATCTCACGATTGTTGGCCGCATTCTTTTGGCTCTACGTCACGCACCGGATTAACCTGCGACTCGAGCGTAAGTTCATTACGTCGCTCGACGTCGCGCACACCGGCGCGTCGGTCGAGTGGGCCGAGAGTTTGCGCGAGGTGCGGGGACGGCACGCCCGGCTCGACACGACGTACGCTTAATATTCTTAATGTGATTAGTACGTACTACGTTGTGATGATCTGGAGTCAAGTTGCCGCACGCCGAGTATGACTCGAGTACCGATACGTTCACTCTCAGTACACTGTGGAACGAGAAGGAACTTATCAAGTCGATTCCCGGCACCAAGTGGGATGCACGCACCAGCACGTGGCGGGCTCCGGGCACGTGGGCGTCGTTGGTCATGCTGCGCGGAGTCTTTGGTGAGGCGTTGACTCTCGGTTCGTCGGCGCACGAGCGCGCGTGGCGTATTCGCCAGGATCGTGTGGATCCCGCGCTACTTAAGCGCTCCGAGCTCACACCTGATCCCGGTGATGACACGCCGCTACTCGACGCGCTGTTCGACTTTCAGGCCGCCAGCGTCCAGTTCATGGCCGTCGCAGGCTCGGGTCTGCTGGGTGACGACATGGGACTGGGTAAGACGATTCAGATTCTCGGATTGATCAACGCGCATCATCTGCTCACAGGTGACGGCGTTCCCGCGCTCGTCATCTGTCCCAACTCGGTGAAGCACCAGTGGGTGGAGGCGATCGAACGCTGGTTACCGCAGTTTACCCCGTACGTTGTGACCGGTTCGGCCGCACAGCGTAAGAAGGCTCTCACGACGGCGCGTGACGATCCGCACGCGATCGTGATCATTAACATCGAGTCGGTGCGGCTCTACAGTCGTCTCGCGCCGTACGGTTCAATCAAGTTAAAGCGCTGCCGCGAGTGTGATCCTAACTACGGCGACGAGAACTTGAAGGCATCACGGTGCGAGGTGCACCTAAAGGAGCTCAACTTTATTCCGTTTAAGTTCGTGGCGCTCGATGAGGCGCACCGCGTCAAGGAACCTAAGTCCCTGCAGACACGCGCCATCTGGTACGTGGGGCACCAGCCGAGTGTTAAGTATCGGTGGGGCATGACCGGTACTCCCGTCGCCAATCACCCGGGCGATCTCTGGTCGATCATGCACTTCGTGGCTCCCGACGAGTACCCGACCCGTGGGAAGTATATTGATCGCTTTTGCTTATCCGCGTGGAACGCACAGGGTACGATGGACATCGTCGGTGTTCGACCCGACACTCGAGATGAGTTCTTTCGCATTCTCGATCCCAGGTTCCGGCGTACGCTCAAGGCCACAGTACTGACACAATTACCACCTAAGATCCGTGAGGTCCGCTACTCGACGCTGTCACCTGCACAGCGTCGCATGTACCAGGAGCTCAGTTCATCCCTCGTCACGCGAACGCCCGACGGCCAGCTACTACTCGCGCCGACGCAGCTCGCCGCGACGACGCGCCTGACACAGCTCGCCGCGGCGTCGGTCAAGGTCGAGAAGCCTAATCCGGACGACCCGGCCACGTGGCAGGTCCACCTGGTGGATCCGTCACCGAAACTGGATGTACTCGAGGAGGTTCTCGACGAGATCGGCGTGACTCACCGGCACTACACCGGCGCTCCCGTGCTCATCGCGGCCGAGCACCTACAACTTCTCAAGCTCGCCGTTAAGAGAATCGAGAGGTACGGGATCCGCTACGGCGTCATTAGCGGGGAGATCGCGCCGGTGGATCGGCGCAGGGTACTCGCCGAACTCCAAGCCGGTACGCTGCGGGTTCTGCTGTTTACCAGCAAGGCCGGCGGAGTTGGGTTGAACATGACCGCGGCGGACACGCTCGTAAATCTTCAGCGATCGTGGTCGCTCGTGGATGAGGTCCAGAAGGAGGGTCGTAACTACCGGATCGGCTCCGAGATTCACGAGTCGATCCGTATCATCGACATCGTGTCGAGCGACACGATCGAACTTGACCAGATTACGCGTCTTCACGAGAAGTTCGCACGACTCGAGGAGATCACCCGCGACCGCGTGGCCCTACTGCGCGCAGATCCGAACGCGTCGACGTTCGAGCTCGATCAACTGGAGGAGCTCATCATGAGTACATATCTTGGACTGCCGAGTGCGACGTAGGGAGAATGATGACGTACAGCCCCGGTGAACTGACGGGTGCGCAGGTGCTCGAAGTGCGCACCCGGTACGGTCTGTCACGTGACGCGTTTAGTCAACTCGCCGGGTTTACCGGTAAGAGTTCGGCGCGACTCAGCAACATCGAAAAGAACGAGTCGTGGAAGGCGGGTGATCGAGACGCCATCGCACGGGTACTTAATGGCCTACTCGACGGCACCGTTGTTGTGCCGGAGTCTAACCGAGTGCCTCGTGCCGTCGGTGGCAAAATTAAGACTAAGACCGGTGCGGGCAAGTCCACCGAGGTCGTTCTAGCTCCGATTCACGTTCCCACGGTGACGCTGATCGACGGTTCACGTATCACACTAGATCAACTTTCGACCACTCCGCTCGACGCTGACGGTTGTCTGCCTATTCACCCGGTGGCCGCCACGTCGGGGTTGGCCGATGAATTCACCGATCCGGTGCAGGAGGACGACCTCCTGGTGCTCGTGTCGCCGTACGACTCGACACAAACTCTGTCGTTGGGTAACTTGCCCAGTGAGTCGGCTGGTCAGACCCAGTCGACCCACTACGCGAGGTCGTTCTTCTTCGACGCGCAGCCCACCCCGAACGTGCACGCGTTCAGTAACAGCGAGCTGGCGACGTGGAAGCAGTGTCGACGTAAGTGGTGGCTCGCGTGGTACCGCAAGTTGCAGCTCCAGGTTCAAAGCTTTTCGGACGTCCGCGCGACCGGCACGCGCGTTCACCGTGCACTTGAAGCGTGGTACGTGCCGGACGGCCAACCTCGCGTGGACCCCCGGACCGCCCTCGAGCGTGTCGTCGTCGAGGACTGGACGGCGATCCAGGAGTTGGCCGCCAAGCGCGGTGTCGATGACGAGCACCTGTCCGCGCTGGCCGTCGAGTTCACGTCGGCGACTAACCTCGAGCGGGCCATGGTCGAGGGGTACGTACAGTGGCTCGAGGAGACCGGGGTGGACGCCGACCTGCGCGTCACCGGTTCGGAGCAGCCAATGATCGTGAACGCCGAGGTGGAAGTCGATCTCGGCGGCCGGCACGGCGTCGACGGTAGGGAGGTCCAGTTCATCGGTTTGCTGGATACGCGCGTTCGTCGGGTGACCGACAACGTCAGGCTGTTCGTCGATCATAAGACGGTGGGTGATCTCTCCGGACCGGTGGCCACACTACCCCAGAACGAGCAGATGCTGCACTACCACCTACTGGAGTGGCTCAGCTCGGAGCACGCGGAGGACCGGTGCGACGGCGCGCTCTACAACATGATCCGACGCGTCAAGAGGTCACCGCGCGCCAAGCCGCCGTTCTACGCGCGGGTCGAGGTGCGGCACAACAAGTACGAGCTCGAAGCGTATAGGCGCCGCGCGTTCGCCGCCGCCGGTGACATCATTGCCGCCACCGAGCGACTCGATCGAGGTGAGCACCACCTCGATGTCGTCTACCCGACGCCGTCGGGTGACTGCACGTGGAAGTGCGACTTTTCGGCGATTTGCAACATGTTCGATGACGGCTCGCGCGCCGAGGACATGCTCACGGGACTGTACACGATCGGTAACCCGCGCGCCCGCTACGAGAAGAAGGGTTAAGTGTGACACAACTTGAGCCACCTCCGGTGGAGAAACAAATATCACCTGAAATGCCGTGGGACGGTTCGACGTCGTTGTCGCACTACACCACGGACCAGCGTCTGTCACTCCTCGTGCACGCCGGCGCTAAACTCGGTAAGTCGACGCTCACCGGTACCGCGCCGAAGCCGGTACTCGTGCTCGACGCCGAGGGCAGTTGGCGGTTCATTCCGGTGCGTAAGGTGTTCTGGGATCCACTTACCGGACCGCCACCGGCGTATGACGGCACGTGGGACGCCTGCATCGTAACGGTGCGCGAGTGGTCTACGGTCGAGTTGGTCTACACCTACGTGTCGCAGTACATTCTGCCGTTCGTTTCGATCGTCATCGACTCGATCACCGAGATTCAGCGACGCTGTAAGAACAACTTGGTCGGTAATGACCAGATGAAGATTCAAGACTGGGGAGTACTGCTCAACCGCATGGACTCGACGATCCGGGGCTTCCGTGACCTCGCCCTCATTCCGAACCTGGCCGTTCGGTGCGTCGTCTTCGTCGCGGAGACGCGGCAGGGCCAGTCCGGTAAGTGGGTTCCCTACATGCAGGGTCAGATCGCCGTGTCTCTTCCCTACTGGGTCGACATCTGCGGCTACATGTACCCCGACTGGGAGCCCGACACGAACGGCCAGGCGCAGCGTGAGGTGCGCCGGCTCTGGATCTCACCTCACCCGCAGTATGAGGCGGGTGAGCGTGTACAGGGACGACTCGGCGGAGTGATCACCGTCGAGAAGCCTCAGTTCGGTACCAGCGGTAGCGATATCGCCGACTGGATGGACATCGTCTTCGGCATGCTGCCGGAGCGGACTCCCGAGAACGTGGGTATCGTGCGTGCGGTGGATCAGCAGCTCGTCACCGCCGGGCTGACACCCGCCACGACTCCCGACAATCCCATCTGAGAGGATAAAAGTTGACCACGATCGACTTCGGCAAGGCGCTCGCGGACGCCAAGTCCGCCAGCTTCGAGGCCATGCCCAAGGGTGACTACAACATCGAGGTCGTGCAGGCCGACGCCACCACGGCGTCCACCGGCCGACCGATGATCAAGACCAAGATGAAGGTCATCGACGGGCCCTACCAGAACCGGCCGGTGATGACGCAGTTCGTGCTGTCCATCGACAACCCGAACGCACTCTCGATGTTCTTCCGCAACATGCGCGCGTTCGGCATCGAGGAGTCGTTCTTCGCCCAGATGGGTGGGAACGGCTCGCTGGAGCCGGTGGCCGCCGCGCTCGTCGGCCGACGCGCACAGGTGACGCTGGGTATCCGGCAGTGGCAGGGTGAGGACCGGAATGAGGTGTCCGGCATTAAGAAGTACACGGGTGCGCCGGGTACCGTGACCGGTGTTCCTAGTGGTCCCGGTGGACTGCCGGGTATGCCGGGCGTTCCCTCGGTCGGCCCGGGCCCGATCGCCAGCATCCCCGGCCAGGTCATGCAGCAGGCCGCACAGAACTTCAACCCGACCACTCAACTGCCCAACCAGTTGCCGGTTCAGACGCACCCGTCGACGCCTGCTCCGGCCGTCCAGGCTCCTCCTCAGGCGCCGCAGCCGGCACAGGCACCCGTCGCGCCGTTGGCGGCGCCTCAGGCCGTTCAGGCGCCCGTTGCGCCCGAGCCGGTGCGAACGCCGGACGTGATCGAGGCGACGCAGCCTCCCGCTTGGTTGCCTACCCCGGAGGAGACCCAGGCGGCCACCCCGCCGCAGGTCCCGACCGCCGCGGAGACCGCGCCGCCGGCCTATGCGCAGCCACAGGTCCAGCAGTACGTGGACTCGAACGCGCAGGCCATGCCGGTTCCGCCGACGTCGCCGATCTAGGAGATCCCGTGCACGTCGTGTTCGATCTCGATGGGGTCGTGCTCGACACGGAGGAGGTGGTCGCCCGCTGCTACACGTCGGCGGGCGCCACGCCTCCCCGGCCGATCCTCGCGCAGGAGAACTCCGGCTGGTTGACCCAGCAGCTCGCGCAACGGTACGAGCACGTGGAGGTCGTGCAGGACTGGGCGCGCGTGATCAGGGCGCATAAGAACGAGTGCTACATCAACTCATTACGATCGGGACTCGCCGACTGGTTGCCCGGCGCGCTTGCGGCCGCTCGACTCGATCACGCTGGCCACCGCGTACACTTGCTATCCGGTGCGCCGTCTGGTACCATTTCCGTCGTCAAGGAACTGTGGCTCAAAGCTTTCCCATTTCGCCCGTGGCCGTTCAAACTCGTCATGGATGGGATGAAGACGTCGGATAAGATGCAGTTGATCCGCCGGCTGGCGGGTCGCCCACGGACCGGTCGTGCGCCGGGAGTCTACGTGGACGACCAAGACAAGTTCATCGACCTGCCGACCGGCTGGCGGTTCGTGCACTACACCGAAGAGTTCGACAACGTCGATCGACTCGTTCGCGAGATCACCAGGGAAGAAGGAACGTACACGTGATGAAGTTGTGCATCGGCGCCACGTCGCGGCGGGTGGTCGAGGAGGCGGCACGGTGCCGCGTCCACCAGATCGTGGCGTCGCGCTCGCAGGTGGAAGGTTCTTACGGGTACTCGGGTTTCACGCCCGAGTCGCTCGTCGCGACGGTGAAGAAGTTCAGCGACGGCGAGACCGAGGTCGTGCGTGACCACGGCGGTCCCAACCAGGGAGGTAAGCAGGACTACCTGGAGGCTCTGCACGCGGACGTCGCGGCCGGTTTTGACGGTCTCCACCTGGACGTCTGCAAGGTTCCCTACGAGGATCAGGAGGGCGTCCTCAAGCACATGCTTCACGAGTTCGCCGGTGCCGGTGTCCACCTCGAGGTGGGGGGTGAACACGAGCCGAACGAGTGGAACTACCAACTCCTAGAGACCACTCTCGCCGAAGGTATCACGCCCGAGTACGTCGTCGCCGGATTCGGTTCACACGTCTGGATGGATCGCCAGTGCGGTCGACCGGTGACGCCGTCGCACCTCAAGCAGATCACGTTGCGCAATTCTCGCCATAACGTCTCGACGAAGATTCACAACGCCGACTGGATCGGCCAGCGGGTGGCGCGGTACGGCGACACCGTGCACGCGTACAACCTCGCTCCGGAGCTGGGTTGCCTCGAGGTGGACCTGCTGCTCTCACAGTTGAACGGCAACGCGTCGGATGATCTACTGCACTACGCGTACGACTCGAAGAAGTGGCGTCGTTGGTTCAGCGATGAGCGCGAGGAGGGCACGTGGTTCGACCGCGCCAAGTGCGCGCTCCGCTACCTCCTGGAGGACGACTACGTCGCCGACATCTCGCAGGAGTTCATGCCCAGCGACGGCGAGGATTTCATTCGTAAGCAGATCCGACTGCACATCGAGCGGGGCTGAGCACTGATGAGTGAAGAACCTGGGTTCTCCGTTATGTTCGGCATCGGTGAGCCGGCTCGCGCGCAGCTCTTTCGCGCGCTCCTCAACGGCTCGGTGCGTCGCGTCGACAAACCGTGGGGAAGAGAGTTTATCATCTCCACGGATGACTTTCTCCTGAAGGTCATCGAGGTGTTCGCCGGTCAGCGGACGTCGCTACAGCACCACAACGAGAAGACCGAGATTCACTGGCTGCTCGAGGGCACCGGCGAGCTGTACAAGCGTGAGCTCGACCCGGACGAGTTGATCCGGTACGAGACCGAGGCCGAGATGCGGCCCAGCCCAGGACTCCTGGTGCATCCGGGCGAGGTGCACCGTGCGATCGGTCCACTACTGATTCTCGAGATCAGCACCAACCACCCGGACGACGTGGTGCGTCACGAGGACGACTACTCGCGGGAGGATCCTAGTGCCCGGTAAGCTGCGCATGAGCATCACCACTAAGTTGATCGGCTGTCGGGTGACCGATGAGGTCGATCTTCCTAATGACTGGGACGCGCTCTCGGCCGGGGATCGCGACATTTGGGTCGATGTCGAGTGGGAGACGTTCATGCAGAACAACACCGAGACCGACTACGTGATCATCGAGAGTGCCGGTGACGAGTCGTGACTGCGTTCGTGATCACCGCAGCGGGGCGCGGTTCGCGCATCGGTCGGGTGGGCGATCACCTGCACAAGTGCCTGGTCCCACTGAACGGCAAGGCCGTGCTGTCGCACATCTTCGATCTCGCGCCGTCGGGTGCCCGGCTGATCGTGTGCGTGGGCCACATGGCGGATCAGATCAGGGACTACGTCGAACTGGCTCACCCGCAGTTGACGGTGGAGTTCGTGGACGTGCCAGATTGGGATAAGCCGTGGGGCGGCCCCGGTGACTCACTACTCGCCGCGCGCGAGTCGATAGGCGCTGATGATTTTTACTTCACGTCGTGCGACACGCTCTGGGATCGCGACGCGCGACTCTGGCGCGATCGTGACGAGTCGTGGATCGGCGTCGCGACACTGCCTCCTGGTACGGACTACGCACGGTGGACCACGGTGCGTACGGACTTGACCGCCGATGAGATCATTGAGATCATCGATAAGCAAGAAGTCGACTATGATCGAGGTCTGCTCTACGCGTGGACCGGTCTCGGTTATGTTCACAGTGCGGACGCTGAGCCATTTTGGCACGGTATCGCGTCGCGCAGTGTTGCGGTGACGGAGACCCAGATTCCCCCCGGTCTAACACGAATTCTCGACCGGTTGAGGCCTAGGTTCATCAACTGGACCGACGTCGGCGACGAGCAGGCGTACCGCACCGCGGTCCAACGGTTCACCGGTTACGACTTCGTCAAGCTCGACCAGGCCACGTACGTGCTGCCGCACGAGGGTCGAGTAGTCAAGTTCAACGCGAACGCCGAGTCAATGACTCACCGCATTCACCGTGCCCAATCACTCACCAGCACGGTCCCTAACCCGATCCGAGGAACTCGTACGGACACGCTCATGGCGCACTCGTACGTTCCCGGTGTCACGGCGTACCAGGCGATCGAGCGTGATGACACCGAAGTCACAAAGCGCATGCTCGAGTGGTTCGACCGCACCGTGTTCTCGTCACGACACGGTGCGCCCACTCCCGACGCCGAGCACGCCAGGAGTAGTCTTTTCGAGTTCTACTACAACAAGACGCTCGATCGTGTGAACTTACTCCCCTCACTGGAGCTGCACGACCGTGCCCAACAAGTTCTCGACTACGTTGACTTCGGTGATCTCATTAGTCGTGCGGTGTGGGGTGTGCCGCACGGTGACTTCAACTACGGCAACGTCATCGTGACGCCGGGTGGCGAGTTCGTCGGTATCGACTGGCGCGAGAACTTCGCGGGTAGCTTCTTCGGCGACCTGCGCTACGACCTGGGAAAGATGCTGGCCGGCACGTACGTTCACTGGGATCGTGCGCAGCGCGGTGACCTACGCCCGTGGCACGCTGGGGCGAAGCACGCGGAACTTATCTTGGACTACGCGTGGGACGTCGGCATCAGACGTAATGATCTTCATACGATCGCCGGTTTGTCGCTGATTAACTCAGCCCCACTTCACGCCGAGCCGTTGTGTAGTGTACTCGTCGCGCGTGGCACAAGTCTACTCACAGACTTCACGCTAAGCGACGTAAACGGAGGTGAGTGACGTGCGCGTCGGCTACGCCAAGCTCGGACGGTCACTGTCTTTCGACCCGGGTAAGTGGGGTTTCCAGGGTGACGCCGAGGCGCCTAACCTTCTCATGCGCCTGGCACGTCGTAATCCGGCCGTCGAGTGGGTGGTCATCGGTAAGAACTCGGGCACTGGCTGGAACTCCGAGCCGAACATCAGCAATCC